TTATTTTGACCTACCCAGCCAAGCCAATCTGGATGATGCTTCTCTTTCATAGCCTTTTCTAAGTATGCTATCATTTCATCAGTAGTCATATCATTCATTTTCCAGGTGCTCCTGTGCCAAAGTTTAGTCTACTAAACTCTAATCTGTCTACTAATTTAACTGCGTTACCATTTCTATCTACAGCAACAAATCCTTCTTCGCCTGTTACTTCATATCCGTTTTCAGTTTCTTTGAATGTTGGAATTTGGCTAATTGTTTCTAATTTTTTTACTATAAGAACTTTAGAATGTATAATTTTTAGGTATAAGTCATAAACTGCTACAATACTAGGTACATGTTCTTTAATAAACTTCACACCTTGTACTAATTTATCAGTCATCTCATCTTGTTTTGCCTGAGTCTTATAGCCATCTATTTTCTTTTGCATAAAGTCTATATACTTCTGTACAAACCCTTGTGCAAATTTGGTAGGTTTATCAAATGCGCCTGCTCTAATACTGTTATTAACATGAGCCTTTAATTGCTGTAAAAAATCTTTACCTATAAGATCATTACCTTTTTCTAACCATCCAAATGTTTTTGCATCTATAGATTTTAAATAGGTCTGTGCTTCTGTAATAGCATTCATTACTTCATTACTTTCTTCCTTTGTTAATGTAACTGTACCACTAAAATCTTTTATAATTGCATCTCTGTGCCAAACACTAGGTGTATTCCCTAACTGTCCACTATCAAACCCAAACTTTGCTTGAGTATCTGCTAATGTAGGACCTCCAACATATTCAGTATGCCAAACAATACCCATTTCAGAGTTACTAATTTGTTTTGCTAAATCACTATCTGTGGGGACTGCATATACAATAGTATTTGGTTTAAAAACTAATACTTCTTCATCATTAATTGTTTCAGTTTGTAAATCACTCTTACTATAGAGCATATCGCCCTGAGCTACTGTATTCCAGTTTAATTTTCTTAAATTTCTTAATGCTGTTTTTAATTTAATTTGTAATCCTTCGGCTGGATGATTTTCTTCTATATCTTTGTCTGTAAAATTTATTTTAGGTTTTCTCTGAGCAAATACTCCTTTGGTTCCTACAAAAAATTTACCTGTTTCTGGATCCTTACCTGCAATTATGGCAGGAGCACCGTCCCACTTAGTTGTCATACTTACTGATGTTTTACTATTGCCTTCCAGCATTTCGTGTAAACTGTAAAGGTAATCTATAGCCTCTTTGGCACCTTTAAATCCTTTATTAAAAATATTGTCTTCCAGATGCTCTAAGTGAGTATTTTTACCTTCTGCCTCTAATATGATTTCTTTTACGAAACTTTCTGTGAGTTCAGCAAATTTCATTTTTATGCACCATACGGTTTATTTGTATTTGGATCTATTATAGTATCTGATTTTGGTTTAGATTTTGTTTGATTTTCAGGCTTTCTTTCATAATTAAAATGTCTATCAACTTTTTTATCATAATCTCCAAACTTTTGGTCCATTTTAGTTTGCCATACTTTGTATGCTTTATTCAGATGCATATCTGTTTTTGCCTGATGGTCCATTATCCACTTACCGACTTCCATTGATATTAAATTATTCTTCCAAATTTCACCTGCCTGAATCTTTTTAATTAAGTTTGCATAATCATCATCTGGATTATTTTTATCTTGCTTGTTGGCATCTTTATTTGTAAACTGTCTATTTTTACCATCAACACCCTGCCAACCTAGTTTAACTGGTCCTTCCTGGCCATTTGCTTGAGCTTGTTTAAATCTTTTTGCCATACCAAATCTTTGTTCAATTTTTTTACCTAAATTATGATTGGGTATCCAGGTTTTTTGTTTTGTTGGATCTTGCTCTGGCCATATAGTTGCTTGAGTATTTAAAACATCTATTGTTGTACCCATATGTTTTGCCAAGGCATTTTTTTGTTGTGTACTTAAATTAGACCATGGAAGCATTTCTTGATCGTCTTTATCTCCCATTCTCCATACATGATCAGTAGTGGCCTTACCAAATCCAAATTTACCTTTTAAGCCCTGCTTTTTACTGACTTTTAATTCAGGCTTAGGCCCAATAAAATCCATAATTTCTTGTGTTGTTTTTCCTATACCAGGAGTATCTTTAGGATTATTAAGATTTTTAAGTTGCTCTTGATCAAATGTAGGGCCTGTGTCTGGATTATTCCTATTTTTAAATTTGTTTATCCCACCTGCAACACCTTTTGCGATAGCATTTACACCTTTATCCATTATGCCACCTATACCACCAAGTGTAGTTGATAATGCTTTGCCTACAAAATTAGAGTTTGGATCGTCTCTATACTTTTTACCTGCATCTGTAGTACCAAGTGCATCACCTACTTTATCCAAAAATCCTCTACCGCTTGGATTTTTTTGGGTGCCGTCTCTTTTTAATATTGCTTTCCTGTTTACTGGTTGTTTTATAAGTGTTTTGTATAAAAGAGAGCCTTTGTCTAGAGGTCTGCCGCTAGGGTCTTTAAATATTCTTAAGTTTTTATCCCATGTATATTTAGTTTTACTTTTTGGATCTGTAGTATCTTGTATTAGATTGGGATCGAACCTCAATTCATTTAAAGGTAATTTACCGGAGTCCTTTTGTGTAATTTCATTAATCAGCATTTTTATTCTCTTTTTGGGATTCTTTGATAATTTTACCAATACCTCTGGAGAATTTTTTGCCATCGCGGCCTTTTATGCTATTAACTAACCTGTTTTGTAGGTCTTTTGCAGTTGCTTCATCATAGTATGTATCAATCTGTTCAAGTAAACTGATAGCACTTGCAATAACATGTTCGCCTCTGTTAGAAACAACATAGTTTCGATCCCTGTCAACAGAAATCTGGTTTAGCTCTTCTAATATACTACGAGTTTTACTCACAACTTCTCCAATAAAAAATGTACAATGCTATTTATCATTTTATTGATCATTCTTTTTAAAGAATTCTCTCATGTTCATTGCGCCTGATATTACGTCTTGTGCTTCAGGTTCATCTGCTTTTATTGAATTACTGCGTTTTAATTGGTCTACTAAATTAGATGTTGTAACTGTCATTGCGTCTTCATCACCTTCTTCTAGATCTTCTATCCTTAATGTATCAGGATTAAATTTTAAGTCTACTTTTGTGCCTACACCACTACTACTTCTTGTTTTCATAAACTGTATCTGATATCTACCCTTTTCTCGCATAGCATTACTTGTAAATATACCCACAACATTATCTGCTGTTTGTATTTTACTGATACCACCTGCAATATGATGATGATCAAATTCTATTTCTTCAACCGCTCCTCTGTTTAACTGTGATGCTGTAACAAATAATAAGTCTCTTTCCATTGCTAAGTTACGCAACTCTTCAGATACATACTTGTCTTTAATAAACAAATCACTACCACTTACTTTTGCACTGATAGGCATCATTAAATCCAAGTAGTCCACCAGCAAACAATCTACTTTTTCACCACATGCTATCTCATATTCACGCAAAAATACTCTGATATCATTTGCATTGACGCCATTAGGCATCTGTTTTACTCTAAGTCTACCTGCACCTTTGGCTTTCATACGAACCTTTAAGTCCACATCTTCCATATTTTTCATAACTTCTTTTGTGCCATATCCAGAAACCATACTGTCTAGTCGCATACTAATAAGTTGTTCACTAAGCTCTAAACTAATATAAACAGTATTCATGCCTGCCAATGCCCAATTAACTGCAAAGTTCTGTAAAAATAAACTTTTACCTGCACCTGATCCACCAGCAAAAATTGTCATCTCGCCTCTGTTCATGCCGCCATACAGTTTGTGATCTATTCCTTTCCATCCTGTACTTATAGCACCCGACTGATCTTTAATCCATTGTAATCGCTCTTTGGGATTTTCAAAGTAATCTAGTCCTAAATCCTTTACAAGTCCTACCTGACTTGCTTCTTTAATTTTATTTTCCACAGTACCATAGTCCTGATTCTCTAATAAATCAGTACTTTCGATAATTGCTTTCTCTAATGCTTTATGTCTACAAAAAGTCTCAAACTCTTTTAAAAACCAATCATGATGATCTGCTGTCACATTGGGGATAACTTCTAAATGTACCCCTGACGCCGCACTTACCTGCTCTGGTGTTGGTATACTGTTAAAATCAGTTGCATGACTTTGAAACAGTTTTACTGCCGCCCTGTATTTCATATTAAAATAACTAGGATCAACAATGTTTGCACATCTGCTAAACAAGTCAGGATCACTTATTAAAAACTTTAAAAATAGCTCTTGTGTTTCTTCGTTATAGTTTGTTAAATCACTCATAATTTTTCTATCTCATTAATTATATATCTTGCGAACATCTTATGTCCTACTTCATTTGGATGACCATCTGTAGGACTCTCATCATGCCCTGCTGTAATATATGATATAGGTAACAAAAAGTTCGATAAGTCTATATTTTGTGTAATTTTCTGTATACTATCATATTCTTTCAGTAAGGTTTTATCTTGTAAATAATATGATAACAAACATTGCTGGCTTTGTCCTGTATAATATACATTTTTAAACCCTTTAGTTCTACAAAATCCCTGAAAGGCTAGTATTTGAAGCACTAAATCCATAATCACACTATCAACGTTATTAACTATAGCAACATTATTTTTAAATGTTTTATACTTAGTATCTTTAAAAATGTAAGTGTTACTTATATTTTCAGTTATCCTGTCATCAAAGCATGGATCATCTACTATATGACCTATCCATTTATTTAATTTATCATCATAGTATTCTTGCCTTTCAATATTAGCAAATTGTAATATCACTGTCCAATTCTCGGGGTCTTTTACATTACTTAAAAATTCTATACTACGTCTAATTATTCTGTGATTGCTAGAGCCTCTGAATGCTTCAGATACAACTTCATTAAAATGTTGTTTTAACAACATTGGCCAGACCCAATCAGGAGATATATCAGATACTCCTTGTTTTATTTTAAAGTCTCTGTGGCCATGACTAAAACTGCATCCATTTACATATAGTTTTTTCATAATACTGCCCATATAAGCATAATTAACATAGGTACTTCATGCAGTAACAGATGTATGATTACAGAATATCCAAGTATTTGTTTCCAGTGTACCTTACATAAATTAAAAAAGTCGTTTATATATTTCATATCATTTTACTCTTTACTTCTATTTTTAGTTTATTGTTTGTAGCATGTTTAATAATACTACTTACTGTTGCCAGTCTACCATACATATTCACAGCATCAGCGGCATCTTTACAATCAACATGCCAAGGCGGGAAACTTACTTCCCACCCTAGTTCAGCGGCCTGCAACATTAATTCTGTGCCTGCTTGATCCTTGTCAGGACAAACTATAATTCTTTTACCCAATTTTTCAATTAAATGTGCCTGTTCAGGTCCAATAGTGTTACCTTGTATGGCTATACCATCTATCATTATAGCATCAAACACGCCTTCTGTCACTATAACTATTTCTCTTTTACTATCTGCAAATCTATCTATATTAAATACATATCCAGGTTGCATATTATGTAAGTACTTAGGAGTTTGTTTGTTAGGAGGGCTGATATGCCTTCCTGTCCAGCCTACTAGCTCATTGTTATAGGTAAAAGGGACCACTAATCTCTGCTTGTATAACTTTTCATTAAAGTATAGCAGTGGATATAGACCAAGTAGTCCTCTTTGTTCCGCATATTGCTTAACAGGATGTCCTTCTTCTAGATCATCTACTGCTATAACATTATCTGGTAATTCTACTTTATTAAACTTCTGCAAGTTGTAAACATAATCAGTTGTGCTTTCTGTTTCTAGATCTTCAGCATACTTTAATAACTCTACAGTAACTTTATGTATATCTTGTGAACTTGCACCTAATATTGTTGCTAAATCTTTATATTTTTTCCCTAGTACAGGGTTAGGTTCCCAACCAGTTGTATATCCACAATTAAAACAGTTATAGGATATTTTTGCGCCTGTCGTAATTAATCCACCACGTTTTCTTTTGTCAGTACACATAGGACAATCCATGGTGTTCCATCCACTAGGTGTTTTGTTTGTTTTTATTGGTAGGTTATCCAAAAGGAGACGATGCACCTTTTCTACTAAAAAGTCTATATCCATGTATTAATTATACAGGATATTTTACTAAAAGTCAATTAATTTCTTAATTGTACTAGTGAAATATTTCCTGCTGTGGGTTCACTTAAAACTCTAACGTAATTGGCATTTACCTGAAAAGTATTATGATAAATTGTTGAATTAGACGTTAAAGAAACATTACTTACAACATTAAACCAATCACTACTACTATTAGAAGTATCAGGAGTGTTTTCTACGCAACTTGCTTGTATCGAAAAATTACCTGTAAATGAATCAGGATGTATTGCTATGCTATGTAAACAGGAAGTAAAGTTTCTTGATTGATTTCCTTTAAATGCAGAAGTAACAAACACATTAGAGCTGTCGCCATTATTTGTATTCGTAACTTGCATAAACTGGCTTACATTTGCTGTTTGTGTGTCTACAGGTGTTAATCTAGTTTGATCTACAATTTGCATATCAAATTTAATATTATTATTTTGGTCTGCAAACACTGGTAAATTATTGCCTTCAGGTGTTTCCCTTGAAACATATAATTGATACAAGCCTGGTTCTAAATTAGTTGTATCACCTTCAGCCATAACTAACTTTACTTGTCCTGTGCTTCCTGTATGTTCTAAAACTCTTGAAAATATTCTTTTACCTGTACTAGGATGATATAATGTACCTCTTAATACATCAATACCAACATTTTGTAATTTTCTATCTTTATTTCTTACATTAAAGATTAGTTCATTTGATAACCCTTTATGTGCTGTTAGTTTTTTATTGTTCATAGGCCTATTGTCCACGTATAATCCATCAGAGCCAATCACAAGATCAACTACCTCGTCGTATAAAAATAATTTGTGATCTCCGTAACTCATATGGTTTTTAACTCTTTATATTGTAGTATTTATCACTTGATAACATAAATAACATTGTGGAGAAAGATCAACTAATACAAGAAGCCCAAGACAAGTACCCGTTTCTTACTGGAATTACATACGGTGGCAACGAGTATGTTGGTATTGTTGTCAATCACGATAATGCTATATGTACCTTTTATGATATCAGTAAACTTCCGTCAACAAAAATTAAAAAAGAGCTTTTAACATTAGGAGATATGTGGTGGTGGGAATCTAACCGACAACTACCTATAGACATATTCTTAAATCATGAAATGAAACAATTTGTGCCTTATCTTACAACTGTTGTAATGAAAGATGTAGAGGTACTTTTTGGTCCAATGACCTCATTACAAAATTTAATCAAGAAAAGAATTAAGCGACGCGGTGTCCAACTGGTTCGAAAAACAGATTAACTATTCACAAATACCATTTAGTTGTACAATTATTGCTAGAGCATACCCATAACTATGACTCTTTTTAAAGAAATAAGACCCATCTAATGGTTTAGTCCAAACATCTGCTTCGATCTCTTCCCAAGTCTTTCCAACCAAATGTCTTTTACCAGGTCTAATTATAGCAAGTATCATTGCTAGTTGTTCTAAACTTGTAGGCAAGTGTTGGCTAACTATGTTGTAATGATTGCTTATATGGAATAATTGTTCTACAACTTCTTTGTGCTGAAATAACTCCCACATAGGCTCTGTGTTTACAAGTTTATCTAAATGTGTTTCATCCTTTATTTCTTCATATACATGATTGTTTAAAAAGTCTACTTTGAACCAGCCTTCTTGTTCTGCTACTTTATGATCTATTGTGCTATACCCTTGTAATGGAAAACTAGGTATGTTTTGAAAGTAGACACCAGTATTGTGTTTGGTAAACTTACCATCTTTCTCAATACTTGCAGGCGTGTGATTAACTAACTTGAGAAAGTCATCTCTGTTTGCCATATCAATGTCTACATCAAAATCAATCTTCACTGAACAATAAACTCCACTTCATTAGTTTTTCTTTTTTAACTGCCATACGTTTTTGTATTTGTTCATCTGTAACAAGTCCACCGTCTTTTAGTATTTCTATCATACACATGACATCGCCTATTTCTTCTTGTAATTGCTTTGTATCACATGGCTCATCAAAACGTATCATTTTACTACATGCTTGAATCAGTTCACCACATTCTTCCATTGTGATTACTAGCATTTCTTCTTTCTTTTTCATACTTCCTTAACAAATATTCCGTCAACCATTTTGCCTTTGCGATCTTTTATATCCTCATACGCAACACCTAAACATTCTTCTAATGTAGTGCCTTCTCTTTCAGCAATGTTAATAAGGATAACCAAACAGTCTCCTATATCATCTTTTACATCTTCTCCTTTACATACACTATCTGAAAGCTCTCCAACTTCTTGTATAAGTTTAAGTACTTGATCTTTACTTGTTGCTCCATCAATTAGGTTCCTGTCATGGTGCCATTGTGACGTCTTTTCAATTAACTCTTTCATATTCCTGCTACCTCGCATGTTGTTTTAATTTCCTCTACTTCTTCTCTATTTTGTCCAAAATGTTTCATCCAAAATGTTGTATCTATAATGTGCTGTATCATTTTTACCTGCTCATTATTAAATCTAGTAAGCAATTCTCCACCTGTTTCACTTAAATACAGAACCCAAGGACTTACTTTTGCACTTCTGATATCATGTACTGCCCTGGCAGGCGTTACTACTTTAAAATAATCCTGCCAGTCATTATCTGATTCCTCACTCCATTTATTAAAATATATAATAGTTCGTTCTAATGCTTTTAGACCTGGTTCTTTTTTTACATAAATTAATAAAAATTCATCATACATTTTATCTTTATGCCAGTCTGCTAGTTTTTTACCTTCTTTAATTAACCACTCTGCAAATTGCTCAGGCTGTAAATATTCATTTACTACACAACTTCTGCCAAATTTAGTAAAGCCTTCATAGTATTGACTTTTAATAAAATCTTCTTGTGATTTAGGTTTACTTGCCTGAGTATTCATTTCATAAAACATCTGAAATACTCTATAACCTAATCTTATATGTGTTAAGTCCTTGTCAGCCCAACGTCTTTTCTTTACGCACATATGGGCACTCAGAGTTCTTTCACTCATAAAATTTTTGTTACACCATTTACATATATTATTTTCCAAAGATTTCCTTGATTGTTTTGTCTTCATATCCATGATCTTTTGCCATTGCTTTTAGATCTTCTTTGCTGTTTATATCTATTAGATTATTAATATCCTCTGCCTTCATATGTGGGAAAGTTTCATATATAAAATCAAATACTTTACTTTTCTTCTTTTTACTATTAGGCGGTTTTATATAGGGATGAAATTGTACTGAACCTACTCCACATACACTTAACAGTAGCCACTGCAATTCAGGATGCTTACTAACTTCACTAAACTGATAATTTACACACTCGTTTGTCATAAAAATATAATCTGCGGCATTTTTACCTTGCACACTACTACAATACCTCATCATCATCCAGGCACTAAAGGCTTTTTTGCCTTCATCAGTCAGGTTATTATAAAAGTTTCTGTCCTTTTTGTCAATCGCAGACATAATATCTTTTAATGGTATTTGCGGTTTTCTAGCCACTACTCTAAGTCTCCATCTGGATTCGAATAATCTATAAAATCTCTTTGTTCTATCTCTGTCATAAGTTCTTCTAAACTGTATTTGGCATGATAAAATAGCTCATAGTCTTTTTCATCTAGCATTGAGTTTGTTACTAACGTTGTAAAGTTATGTATTGTTCTCATAAATCTAATAACTTCTGCATCATCGCTAGGCACATCACTAAGATCTAAATTTACCCACCAATCATCATTTGTTATATCAGTAGTTTCTAAATCTTTTCGTATACCTGGAAATTGTATTATATTATCTTTTGCCATTATTCTCCTTCAAATTCTATTAACGTGTCAACATTAAACCCTGTTTCCTTTATTATAGCACTTCCACCTAAATCGGGCAAGTCTATTACAGCCAAAACTAAAATATTTTCTTTAGGCACATTAAAACATTGAGATACCAGACTTGCTAATGCCTTAGCAGTACCACCTGTAGCAATTAAATCATCTATTATAACAATTCTATCATGTTTATTTAAATCTGAGTTTCGCTGTATGTGAAGTGTTGCTTCACCATACTCTAACTTATAACTTCGTTGATATGTAGGATTAGGTAACTTACCTGGTTTCCTTGCTAACACTAACGGCAATTCCATATCTCTTGCTATTGGAGAACCAAATATAAATCCCCTACTTTCTATTGCTACTATTTTTGTTGCTTTAAATGACATACAACTATTAGTCATACCTATTAATGCTCTATTGAACGCTTCTGGGCTTTCTAATAGGCTTGTGATGTCCCTGAATTGTATTCCTTCTACAGGAAAGTCTGGTACTGTTCTGATAGACTTTTTTAGATCCATTTTTCTGGACTCCTCTAATTCTTTCAATTGGGGATATCTGGTGTATGCTGGATGATTATAATTTTCCTTCATCTCTCATTTTTTTCCTAATTTTGGTTGCACTTATTTTTTGTGTTTCCTCATCTAAAACTTCTTCCTCAATTTTATAACCTACACCTCTGCCATAAGTAATGTTCATAATATTAGGCACACTATATACTCTAAACTTACCAGCATATTCGGCCAATGCTAATTCAACCAGCTCACATATATCATCTACTTGCCATGGATTGTCTTCAGTAATTGGCATATCCCTTACCATTACTGCTACTTGTCCATGTTTTGCTAATGCTCTTTCAAACAGTTTCTGATGCCCATCATGCCATGGTTGGAATCTTCCTAGCATTTGTGTTACAGGAAGTTTAGGTTGAAATTCAGAATCTTTTATATCTACTGCTATTAGTCTTGCAAAATGTTCAACTGCATCTTCTGTCCACCATTCCTCTGATTTAATTTCAACATTAACAAGACCTTTTGGTGCTTCAAACAACTTATTAGTATCTTCAAACCTACCTTCCTCAATAGTGTTCATCCATATAACATACTCAGGCATAAACTGTTCTCTGAGCTTGTTAGTAGGACAAACAAAATCTGCAATACCATAGTTACCTTTAGCAACACTCTTTCTTACATAGTCTTGCATACGTTTCATTTGTCGCTCTCTGCCTTCTAAAGTAAAATCCCAATCTTTAAATTTCGTTCTTACTTCGTCTGCGTTAGTTAAAACAGCATTGCCAAGTATTTCTTGTAAACGTCTTGCTAGTGTTGTTTTACCTGAACCTGGTAGCCCACAAATTAAGACTCGTTTCATCTATTTTCCCTTTCCCATTCTGCATTTTCCTCAAACTCTGCAAGATATTCTTCTATGTTTTCTTGTATAAGTTCTTCAGTATCATGCCACTTAGTATTTAACCAGCCGACCTGTGCGTCATAACTTTTACCTGTTGTATCATTATAATCGTATTCGCAGTCTAACTCTACTTTGTCATAAAATACAGCATCAACAAATTCACCTAAATTTGTTTCTACAACACCCATTCCAAGTTTGAATTCATCAAAGTCTTCGCCATCTGTCTCCACAAACCAAGCACCAAAGGAACCTTTTTCTGAACTATGGAACATTAGTACAGGAACATACTCATTACCATCTTCATCTTTTTCGTTTAATACCTCTGGCTCGTCATCAGTACTAAAGTATCCGCCTTCTCTGCCATATACATGGATTGCTTCTCCTTCGTAGACTTCTTTGTCGTAATCATAATCTTCTGATCCATCTGCTGGAACTTCATATACTGTAAAGCCACCATCTGCATAGGCACTATTAATATGTTCAAAGTTATCATTTTCCCACATGTAAAAATCTTCACCAGGCATTGCAGGATGTGGTGGTCCTTCAGGGTCTAATAATGTATCATTATCTTCGTCCTCTTTTGGTTCCCAATCTTCTGCTTCTAAAACTGCGTCAATAAGTTCACTAGTATCGCCTAGTTCTGCATAATGACTTGCAAATGCTGGATTTACTTCTCCTAAAACAAGTTCTCCACCGTATCTGCCGCCTTCTATTCTAAATCTTCTTTTTGCCATTTCTTTCTCCTATTTTATGTGATTTCTCACAAACTCTTTTATTACATGTAAGCCTACTGACGCCCATGTAACTACTATTAAACTCCAAAACAACATCTCAAACATTATACTAGATCTGCTATTTGGATTCCTTTTACTTTACTTGCTTCTTTTACAAAGTAGGCACACTTGGGATTAGGTCCATCTTCTAATGGAACTGCTAACATGTGACCATTTTTTAATTTAGGAAAATACCATTTAACATCCTGATAGACATTGGTAATTCCTATTTCCTGACTTTGTGGAATCCTAGTTGTTAAAGGATTCATCACAAGTACTCTAAAGCCTCTATTGTTTAAACTTGCTAATGGTAATACTTCTATACCATCTAAATCTTCATCACATAACAATATACTCCAATCCATTGGCATCTGTACATTGTATTCTCCTATTTGCAAACATATTGCAGGAGCATGAAAACTTTCTAAAAATATAAGAGGTAAAAAATAAAAATCTACATACTCAGGATCTCCTCCGTCTAGTATACAATATCTTATATCATCTATCTCATCTGGGACACAATCTATATCGTATGTATTATTTTCTACTGTCAGTATTTTCATATTTTTTCCTTTTTATTTGTAATCAACCTTTGTTATCTGGAACCTAAATCCTTGTTCCTTATAAAATTGTTTTCTTTTAGTAAGATGTCTTTTACTATACTTTAAGTTGCTAGTGACATCTAAAACATTTAGATAGTCTTTATCTGATGCTTTTCTGATACCCCTACCAATACTCTGTATAACTCTCACAAAGCTCTTACCTGGCTCTAGCATAACCAAGTTAAATATCCTTGGTATATTAATACCCACAGCCGCAACACCGTATGTTGCAACTATAACTTTGTTATCCATTTCAGAAACATCATCATAATTATCTTGCCTGTCTTGTTGCTTCATTGAACCAGAAACAAATACCCAGTCAGGGTTTAACTCCTCTAACCTTTCTCCTGTGGCTATTCTATCAATTAAAACTAAAGTATTGCCATTTACTGCGACACTTTTAATTATTTCTGATATCTCTTTTAATCTTTTTTCGTCTGTGACTAGCCATTTTAATTCCTGAGCATAATTACCAAATTGAATCATACCGTCTTGTAGTTGTAGTACATTTATATCTAAGTCTGCAAGTACACCAGCATCTTGTAGCTCTTTGCTACTCATCTTTCCTACAACAGGTCCTAAACTACATGTACAACCAACTGCGTCATACTCTTCTTTAGGAATTGTTCCTGTAAGTCCCCATCTAACAGGCACATGAGCAAATACTCCACTTAACAAATTCCTTAATACGTCTGCTTTTGCTTTATGTACTTCATCAACCATTATACAGGCAACGTCTTCTAAAAATTCATCTATAGGAAAATCTGCTTCATAGTTTTTGCTTTTCTTTTCCATTATACTTAAACTTTGCCATGTACAAATTGTGTGTGTTTTGTCGTATTCTTTTCTGTCTCCATATAAAACACCCACATCCAATCCTAAATTTTTATAATCCTTTTCTGTTTGCACTACTAAATCTTTGTTAGGAACAATTACAATAGTTCTACCATAAGGCTCACACTTGTGACTAAGTACTGCTGTAATAAGTGTTTTACCTGCTCCTGTGGCAATCTCTTGTAAACATTGTGTATTCTCTAAAAACTTATTAATAATATCTACTTGGTAATCTCTTAATATTACTGGTTGTCCTTCTGCAGGATGTTTTTTAGGCCATGCAACATGATCATAACTTGTTTGGGTAACAGGCAAAAATTCAAAATTCCAAGGTTTTCTTTTATCAACAATTTCTATCTCATAGCCTTCCTGTGTAAGTATAGGCACCAACTTATCTAATAAATGGAAATATGTTCTACCACCAATATCACAATATCTCACACAACCGTCCCATCTGCCTAACTTGTATGCCGGCATGTGATATGCATGAGGTAAAAAATATTTACAGGCATCAGAAATCTTTCGTCTTGCTTTTACATCAAGACCTTTAAAACGAACATTTACTTCGTCTCTGATTTCTAATACTGTTTTCATTTACTCTATTACTTCCTCTAATATACCCAATAATTCTGCTATCAAAAAACTGACTGCTAAAATTATTACACTTGCTGAATACCATGCTACAGCACATCCTATTATTCTAATAGCACTTTTAACCATGCTAATTTTATAATGCATATTTCCTGGATCTTTTCCTATACTCATATTATACTACCACTTATAACCTAATGTCAAGTAAACTTCTTTACCTTTGTTATTATAAAAAGGAACAACTTCTACAACTTCGTCTGTGAGATTTTCAATTTTTAAAGATAAAGTTAAACCATTTGTAAATCCTTTTGTGATATATAAATTAAGTTTCTTGAGGTCTTCCAAGTATTCTTCTCCTTCTGCTAACACATCATATGCACCAGGTTTTCTTTCTAAGTTTACTGCATACTTTAATCTTACATCAACACCCTTAATAGATTGGTTTACATTTAAAACAGCCATATATTTTGGTATTCTAGTTTGATCTGTATCTGTATATTTTAACATTAAACCAATTGGTCCAAAGTTATTAGCATACCTGAAGCCTTGTGTCTTGTACTCTCCTGTATTAGAATATGTTGGCATAGTGTAAACAGGATTATTGTCTTCTGCCTGATAGTATTTACAGCCTACTAATGAACTTCCTTGCGGTGCTTCAAAGTCGCGATCTAATACACACCCACCAAATGTGCCATCCGTATTTACAGATGCGTCTTCATCTAATTCAAATGTTGTTGTGATATTGTCTGTATAGTATCCTGGTATGTATTCGATTGCTTCTTCAAATTCATACATAAACACACTTAATACACCATAACCTAATTCATAACCTACACCTTTTTCAGGTTCTAGTTCCTCATTGCCTTGCACAAATCCATCTCCAAACTTCTCATACAGGTTGGCTTTTCTAAAACTATTACCTAGGTTAAAAAACCAGTTTCCTTTTGATATGCCAAGTCTAAGAGCATTCTGATCATCATTGCCCAGTCTAATACCAAAGTTATAACTTAATATAAAGTCTGCATTGGCTTGAAAATATATACCACCATTCTCATCTGAGTATTTTAAATCTGTTTGTGTTAAAGTATATACACCGTTTCCATCAAGTACTTCAAAAGGATTATTTAGATCTGGTTGTATAGTGCCGTCCCATAATGGATATTCTTGTAAAGTATCATCATCACCATAATAAGACCCTGGTATAGTATTATATCTTTCAACAACTTCTGTACCTTCCACATTCTGCCAACTGCTGGTATTGTAAATTTGTTTTTCTAAATCTATACCAAATGCAATGTTTAAGTTATTACTTAAATCCATTTGGTTGCCTATTCTTAAATAGTCTCTATAACTTTCATTTGTGTATGTTGGATCTAGTTCTGTAAAGTATTCTGCTGTATTATAATTTCTGCCTATAGTGATGTAGTCATTTCTTATGGCTATATTATATCTTTGGCCGTCCTGTAAACAATCATTGGTTTGATTCCAACTGTAACCATAACAATTATCATAGTCGTATTCGTATTCAGTAAATTTACCTACTAGAGTAAAATCTCCTGCATCTACATTAAACCTTATAGTTTTGTTTTCGTAATTATCCTCTTCTTCATTATCATTACGAACACTATCCATGCCATCACTAACCATACTGAATTCTAATTGTTCTATAGGAGCCACACGAGCAAACTTAATCTCATCTTCCATCCTTAGTGTTATGCCTTTTTCAATAGTGTCTTGAATCAGTACTGTTCCTGCCATGCTACCTGAACCATATACAACACCGTTAGGACCTGATATTACTTTAACTGTTTGTCCACTAGCAAAGTCATGTCCAAAATCATACCAACTTGCTCCTGGGTCATTAGCAGGTATTCCATTTACATAAACAGATGTATGTGATGTTTGTGCACCGCGTTCGCTGTAACCAACAAAGCCTCCGTAACCTCCTGCGTTCCAGGTAAAGGCTGGCATAATAGCACTCATTAAACTGCTACTAGTAATTGGGTTTGCTACTATTGTTTTTTCTTGTTGTGCTGTCACAACAATTTCTTCTATTTCATCTGCTATTGCCCAAGCAGTAAATAAGGGTAAACAAATAATAAAAGTAATTTTAATTATATGCTTGTGAAAAAGTTCTTCCATGATATAGGCTCCTGTTTTGTATCATTGATTCGTAATCTAATAGTTTTAATTATACATTAGATGTTAATATTGTCAAGTGATTTATAAAAGAAACCCCCAAATAAATTTGGGGGTTAATAGTGTTCAAAGTGGGAGGGTTCTGAACACTAGGGGGAACCCTTATTAAGGGTTCAAACTTGTATGCTTAATTACTAAAATTCCTCATACAAGTTGATCTGGATAATCCTTTCCAGTTATCATAATTCATTTTGGCCAAGTCTGCAATCTTAAGGACCATCCTTAATGATATCTCTCTTAACCTGCCTGCGTTCTCATGCATAAAGTCTACAATCTCCTTTTCAAACTCTTTGCTGAACCCATACTCTTTAAGCATACCATCTCTAATGATTTGATCGATTCTTAAAAACTTATCGTCTACTGAATCCATTTCTAAATCAATATAGTGACATCTACTCATTAGTGCCGCTAAATGGTCTTTAATCTTTTTACTTCTAACATTCTCAAAATTAACGTTAGTAATAAAAATTACACCACCTTTAAAGTCAAACCTATCAGGTATTCCTTCTCTTCTTAGTGCGGAAGATTCTGCTTTCCAACTAATTGTTCTTTTCTTGCCTGAGTCTAAAACTGCTTTAAGCATATTAAGACAAACTTCATCAAACAATACACTATCACAGTCATCAAATACTAGAATGTCTCCGTCTGCTGAGTTGTTAAACAATG